CCATCAAAGTACCAGCAAAAGTATTGCCAGTGTCATCAACGTTAAGATTAGCGTTGAGTGCAGGTGTATAGTCAAGAACACCAGCCATTGTGAGTGCTGAAGCAACGTCAGCAGAACACATTACGATGTTGCCCTTTCCACGACGAGTTCTTTGTGCGATTGCGTTGGCATCACGCTCGATTTGGAATAGCAGACCCTTGAACTTCTCAACTGACCAACGACCGTTAGAATCAACGTCAAGGTCAAAGATACCAGCAGTTGCGGTATTCTGTACAGCACCTTGCTCAGCCACCTTGTAGATGGTTCTGATAACTTCACGGTTACTTTCAGCAAGAATCTCTGTAGAGAGAATATTTGCCAATTCTGCCTCAGCATTCAAACCGTGAATTGCCTTAAGGTCTTGTGCGAGTTCTAATGAATACTCAGCCTTGAGTGCTCGTGATTTTGCAGTCACAGTAACTTTCTCAATTGAGAATGCCATCTGGTTGAATGCATCAGCACCAGTACCATCAAGGTTCTCTGCATCACCAGTAACCATTCCCTGACCTACGTTATAGGCAGTAGAAGTAGCAGTACCAACAGGGTTTAAAACTGAAGGGTTGGTTCCACCTTGAGCAGTGGTACCAATACCAGCAGCAGTATCACTAAATCCAGCAGTTTCGTCACGACCAGCATCTTGACCGGAGAATGCTGAATCTACTTCGTTGTAGAATGCTTCAGTACCACTCTGGTTTACATAGTGTGAACGCATTGCGAAGATGAGTCCAGTAGGACCGCTCATTGGTTGTACGCCAGCAAGGTCGTAAGCAACCAGATTAGGCATTGAACGTCTAATCAAAGAGATTAGAACTGGATCGAAACCAGCAGTAGGGCCATCAGCAGCAGAACCACCACCGAATGCTCCACTGGCACCGGCAAGATTGCCGCTGTTGGTTGGAGATTCCATCAACATTGACAATGAACCATTATCAAATGAGGATTGCTCTCTTAAAAATCTTTCTTGGTTCTCTAACAGGACTGCGGTTACCGCTCTACGATGTGAATCTTTGATTGAATCAAGACCCTCATAGTTGAGGAGAGGAGCCCACTTTTCCTGCAGATGTTCTGATTGAAACATTTGCGTTTACCTTTAGTGTGTTTGTTTACGTTTGATTTAATATTGAAGTCAGTTATTTATTAAATCTTGAAAGAGTGTTCAGATAAGATGCCATTGTTCCTGAAATGGATTCAGGTGAACTATCTACGCCTTCTGACAAATTTTCAGGTTTGGATCTTGGAGATTTGTATGTTGGGAAATAAGATTCCTTCAGAGTCTCCAGTTTTTCACGATATTCTGATTCACTTTCAAACTCAACACTTTCGGCAAGTGAAGCGAGCTTATCTTTCTGGGTGGCAGCAAGTCCACCAGAAACTTGTTCAAAGATTCCATCCGCAACCGACTCTGAGAGACGCTTGTTTAGGGAAACGTTTTTCTCAATTTGCTCGTTGAGTTTTGTTTCCATTTCATCAAGTTTTTCTACCATACTATCTAAAACATCATATTTATCTTCAGGGATTTCTACATAATGATCTTCAAAAAGACCCTTCATTCCTTGGATGAAGGATTCTGTAAGTTCTGCCTTAAGTCCTTGCTCAATCGCAAGACAATTTTCGGTGAACCATTCATCAGCAACATATTCTAGATAAGAATCTACACGCTCGTTGAGTTCGGTTTTAATTTCTTCAACCTCTTTAACAAGTGCTCTTGCATATTGATCTTCAATAGATTCCTTAATTTCACTAACCTTAGATCTGAGAGCAGCCTCAAAAATGGTTCTTGCTTTTAGTTGGAACTCTTCAGATAGTTCTTCACCATCAAGAAGAGCATTTACATCATCTTCAATATCAAAGTCTTCTTTTACTTCCTCGTCCTCGTCATCTTCTTCGTCATCTTCTTCTTTTTTATTCTTCTTACTCTTTTTATGAGTTTCTTTATCTTCCTCATCCTCGTCCTCGTCTTTATCGTGCATTTCTTCTTCAATAAAATCTTCGTCTTCAAGATTTTCTTCTTCTTTCATTGCATCAGCAGGTTTTGCTCCCTTATTTACAACATCTCTCACTTGTTTGAGTGTTGCACCAGGAGTTTTAAGTTTTGCTGAGTCATCATCTGACTTATAATTTTCTGGGGTAGGACCACCGAGGTCTTCATAACTACCAGTTTGACCTGGTGTTAAATTTCCAGATAATGATGTCATTGAATCTGCTGCTGTAGCATTAGAATTTACAGCAGTTTTGGATTGCTTAGTGCCCACTTCCATTTCTTGTAGATCTCCACGAGACATTTGAACTCTCCGATTTACCTTTATTAAATCTATATTTATTTATAATTTAAATATTTGCAAGAAAGTCATTGAACAATTCCAATTTTCTTTCTTCAAGTCTTTTTTGATCGACTAATGTATTTATTCTTCTTTGTGTTGACTTTGCGATCTGTTCTCTTAAGATTCCTCCAGACCACACCCACTCCTTTCCTTCCATAATTCCCTGAACAAATGCGTCAGGAGCAGAAGGATCTGCAACAATATCAGCAGCAGTTGCTAACATAAAATCTTCACCAACTTCATTATATCCATCACGATTTTTAATGACTGACCCTATACCACGAGAAGAAACACCAAGAGTCACACCAGAGTTTAAAAGTGCCTCAGCAATTTTACCCATTGGAGTGGGAAGGATTTGTGCCTTACCAATAAAGTTATTTCCTTCTGGAAAAAGAGAAACAATCTTGTGAGAAACGCGATCAAGGTTTACTGTAGGACCATCTGGGTGTCCAAGTTCACCAAGAGCACGACCTTTGTTTACATATTGTTCATTATATCTTTTAACTTCCCTTTCCATAATAGGAAGACGATATAACCTATTATTACGATTTGGTTGCTCTGTCTGAAGAAATGGTCCCTGAATAAACAGAGTTTTTTTTCCATTTATACTTTCAGTAATAACTTCTACTGATTCAATCTCCTCTGTGATAAGTTTCATTTTATGCCTGGTTGGTAAGTTGTACTTGTTGGTAATATATTGCTCCAGATGCGCCACCTGCACCAATCGCACCAAGTTTTTGTGATGTTCTTAATGTTGCATCAGCAGAAGAAAATGCAGTTACAATACCACTTGAGTTGTAACTTACAATGATTCTACTTTGATGGTATCCATTAATACCAGAACTAGTATTTACAGATGTGATTATCTGGTGAGAAAAGTCATAATAAGATTGTCCAGATGCGCTTAATGTTACAGAATCACCAACACCAAATGGTGATTGTGTTCCCTCTGCAAAATCAATTGTTGTAGTAGTTCCAGTAGTAATACCAACAACTCTGTTTGATGCCTTTGTAAGAGCAAGAGTTACAGATCCACCAGAAGGAACATAGTAATCAGTATTTGTTGCTGTTGGGCTTGATCCAATCGTGATATGTGCTGCACCACCAACAGCAACAATTCTCAAAGTATCTGACTGCACTGAAAATGCTGATGATGTTGTTGCGGTGCCGGTAAATGAGAATGAAGAACCTGCACCAACTGGTCTATGCGTCATTATTCGTATAATACATTTATTGATTATTTATTACTTTACAAATTCGTAGTATAATATTATCTTTACTCTTCGTCTTCTTCACTTTCTCCTTCACCAAAAACCGAAGATGCTACCATTGGACGAAATGTATCCAATCTTTCTGTGGATTTTGCAAAAAGCAAATCTTTGATTTTATCGCTGATTTGTGAAGGGGATTCATCACTAATAATCATATCCATCAGTTCATCCATATTTTTCACCAATTAATTGCTTGTTTATTTATATTTATATCTCACCGCCCTTGGGCATCTCTGCAATTTTACCATCTGCAACAGTAGTATCACCTTGCTTATCAATATCAGGTTCCATAACTGGTTGTCCCAAATCCATTTGAGATGTTTGGTCTAATGGAATCCCTGTTTGTGGATCAATTGGTTGACTTGGATCTGGAATAATACCTTTTTCAATTTCTTTCTTAATAATTGAATCCTGTTCAATGATTTCAATATCTGTTTGACGAAGGATTTTACGCCTTACATAATCTTGTGAAAAATATTTACCAATATAAGGTTCGGCAACTTGTACCATATTCAACCTTTCATTAAGTAATTCTGAGTCTTTAAGTTCTGCAAAATGATTATCATATAAGAAATCATATTGTATATGCTCATCCATTGTCTCCCAGTCTTCTGGAGTGATGATATTTTTAAGAATTAATTGAGTTTTCAACATATCATTAAACATATATGAAAATCTTTTTCTCAATCTACCAACAAACTTACTGAACTTAACTTCATCACGAAGAATTTCTGAAGAACGTCCAAGGTTAAACCCACCTTCACCATCCATTCTTGATGGTGGTACATTTAATGAACGATAAAGTTTTTTCTTAAAATATTCAATATCTGTGATTTCACCAAGATTTTGCCCACCAGGAAGAGTTGTAATCTCAGTTCCACGACCACCCTCTCTTCGTGGTAACCAGAAATCTTCCATCATAGACATCATTTTTTTATCATCACGAATTTCACCTGTATTCGCATCATATACAAGTTTATTACGATATCTCATCATCACATCACGAAGATATTGTTCTGCCTTTACTTTAGGTAGATTACCAACATCAATATAAAATACTCTTCTTTCTGGTGCTCTTGAAAGTCTGTAGATTACCAAAGAGTCTTCAATCATTCGTAGTTGATTGAGAGACTTAATTGCCTTATGAAGATATGATAAAGTTGACCCCTTATTTCGGTCTACAAGTCCTGAGGTACAATAGGTAATAGAATCCTTAGTCATCTTAATCCCTGCCTCTCCACCCAATGCAGATGCATTTCCTGTGGGATATGTCATCTTTGGATTGTAAATGAAATACTCTTCCATTTCAGGAAATTCGTATTCCATCGGATTTTGATTATTTGGATTCGCATTTGCTAATCTAAATCTCTTATCAGCATCAGTTGTCTTTTTTTGTTGTCTTATATAACGCATTTTCATTGCGTCAATATATCTCAACTCTTGAATTCCTTCTTCTGGTTTTTTGAAATCAATTACTTTGTGATAGTATAGTCTTCCATCAATATACCAATTTCTATAAATTTCGTGAGATTTTCTATCAAAATCCAATAAATCAAGAATATTTTTAAACTCTTCTCTAATTCTTTTTTTAATACCATCACTGGCATTTAAGTTTGAAAGTTCAATTTCTACTGGACTATCGTTTGTGTCAGATACAATTGCTTCACTTACAATATCTTCAATGGCACTATCACATTCAGGGTGAAGTGCCATCTCACGATATCTTTTGATTAAATCAAATTCAGTTCTATAAACACCTTCTATATCTACATAAGAACCAAAAAACCCACTACTTACAAAATGATCAGATCCGTCTTCACTATTAGGAGGAACTGGTGATACTACGGATGGTGATATTGGTTCTTGGTCTTCAATAGAAAAACCAAATAATTTTGCCATAATTTAATTAATCTGTATTCTTACTATTTATCAGTTACTTTTACCAACAGGATACCAATAATTCACTTGAAATTCAACAGTAAATTCTTCAATTGCATCCGATGAATCGAATGAGAGATCAATTGCAGAAATATTAGTTGGGAATATATCTTCAAATTTATATTCCTTTGCACTTTTAATACCGCTACCACTACTGGCTCCCATAGTTGAAACATTTCTATCCAATTGAGTCACTGTGGCATTTGCCATATAATCTGCCGGATTTGTTACTCCACTTGCATCTTTATATTGACCAATATGTTGCATCCAGTTTTCCATATACGTTCTAATTAGAAAATTAGTATCGTTAATGACTGTGATCGACCATGTGTCATAAGTTCTGTCACCAGCAACCTTAAAAATTCTTCCACGAAAAGGAACATCGATAGATGCAATATTTGATGCTGGAAGATTTGCTGCCTTACACAACATTATAAAATTAGGATCCAAAGTACCCGCGTTAGCGGGAGCATTACCAAAAGATACTTCAAATAGATTGGGGCGAGCACCACCACCAATAAGAGCTGACTTGAAATCTGAGAGAGTTTTGTTCGTTGCCATTTTTTTAGTTTCTCCTTTTTAATTTATTTATTTTAATTAAACAGTTCCAGCAACTTCTTCAAAACTAACACCAGTACGAGTCGCAACAAAGGTTAGAGTTACATAATTAATTGACTTCGTTGGTTTTAGGAAGATATCAGCACGGAACTCATTATTATCAATCACATCAGGAGTGTTATTTGAGGTATCGCAAACAACCAGGAATCCGTAGAGACCTCTTTTTGCTTCCACATCACGAAGAAACGGTTCGACAACGTTTTTGAAATTTGCTCTAGTCAATTCGTCATTTAATTCGAAAAGTTGTGCTTGTGCAACTCTTTCAAGTGCCTGTTCAATTGTAAGGAACAAACGACGAACGTTAATCCTATCAAACGCAGATGCATATGCAAGAGCAGTTTTATCTCCAAAAAGAAGAGTTCCAACTCCAGGTTGAGTTATGATTGAGTTAATTCTTTGTGGGTAAAGTTGATCTCTTTGTGATTTTGATGGATTGTAAGCAAGTTTAATTGCATTATTTAAAATTCCTCTCTGTTGTCCCGCAGGAGAGAACCAAGGATATGAAGTAATATTGGTGCGAGTCATTAGACCTGCAATATCAGCATTACAAGGAATATAACGGAACTGATTGTTGAATCTATCATAGGTATACTTGTATCCACTATCAAAGATTGCATAAGATGATGATTGAAGTGAACTGAAGTATTGAATTAGATTTGTTGTTTGAGTGGTAGTATTTGTTTGTCCCACCAAGTTTGCTCTATGTGGTCCAATACAAGCAATAGCATCTCCTCTTGAACCTGCAAGAGAAATTAAATAATTTGCCTTTGCCTGTGAATCAACTTCGTTTGTAAGACCTGGACCCATAATGAGATAGTCTACTTGAATTTCATCTTTATTACTAAAGAGTTGATATGAATCAATCAAATCTCCAAGAGATGCCTGCATTCCTCCATTAGCAGAATAATCAACACCTCCTGCAAGAGTGTATGATACATTTCCAATTGAAGAGAAGGTGATTCCCTGTGCATTCTGTCCCCAGAGACCTTGTGAGGTTGTGTATGGAGTAAATGCTGTACTGAACCCTACTGCTCTTGGAGCAGTTCCGTAATATGAATCAGCAGCACTGGAAGGATTGTTTCCTGCATAAACTTGAGAAGAGAAATCAGCAAGAAACTGTTTGTACCAAATTTTTTGAGGAGAATTTACTGAAGAAATTGAATCAAATGCCTTGGAAATACCTACGAATTTTTCAATAATTGTTCCAGAATTTCCTGTGATTGTTCCTCTATCATCAACAACTGCAATATGCAGAGCATCATTTTTACCAGCTCTATCAAGTGAATACTGATTTGAAGTTGGTCTTGGTGCAATTGACTTCCAATAAATTGTGGAATTTGTAAGACCAAGAGTTTGTTGTCCATACCAATCAACAACTGTGGAAGGAGTAATTGGAGAAGATGCTGATGTTCCGGTATTGATTCCAGAATTATTGACGAAACGAAGAGAACTTGAAGTAGAATATGATGCAGTAGAAGAACTTTCTGCATAATCAATTGCAGTTTCTGTATTTCCCGATGAAACTCTAGAAACAATTCTTACATCAATCGTACTATTTCCATTTGTAGCATCAGTCGTAACACCAGTAATAATACCCTTCAAATAACCATTAAAGAGTGATGTTGTTCCTGATCCGGCAAGAGCAATATTTGTGAGTGCAGTTGTAACACCAAACCCAATAGTTGCACCAGCATTTGAAAGGTTGGTTGTTGTAATACCAATTGTCTGATCTGCTAAATTATCAATAAAACAAACTTTTAAATTATTTGCCCAAGTTCCTGGGTTCTTTGCTGCATAAGTGAAATTAGTTCCATCTGAATGATTATTTGTATAATCATCATAATTTTCAATTTTTAATGCTGAAGTAGAGGCAGCTCCAACTCCGGCATTTGCATTATTCAAAGTTGATCCATCGGTTCTTACAACCTTAAGAATACCACCGTAAGAAAGATATGAGGAAGCACTCATCCAATATTCGTATTGAGAATCTGTTGAGAGTGGTTTACCAAATACGTTAATTAAATCCTGCTCTGTTGAAATATCAATTGGGTAATCTACTGGTCCAATTGGAAAAGGTCCTGCAATTGCACCAATATTATCTAAAACATTATCTACTCTCCCTACTGTTAAATCAACCTCTCTGACGAGTACGCCTGGAGATAATTGAGGAGTTGCCATTTGATTCTCCGTAAATTCTCAGTTTATCTAAAGAATATTTATTAAAAAATCAATTTACATATATTGCCACATATATGAACGATCACCATATTCATCAGCATACCATCTATCACCTTCAATATCAGTAAAACTACTATCACCAAGACCATCATCAATAAATCCAAATGGTGCCATGTCTTGGTCTATTTGATTTTTTTGTTCTTCATATAGTCTTTTTCTTACATCTTGATCTGTAAGTTCTTTAAAATAATCTTGAGAGACTAACCAAGCATAAATCACCAAACACATGGCCAGATCATCATTGCACCCTTCTTCTGCCTCAAATGAATTATGTTTTTGAATGAATGTAGTAAGTTCACTCATAATTTCATAATCATTTAAATATAACTTATCTTCTTCTACCATAGTTTTTAGATTTAAACATCCAATTTTTTTAACTGTCTTGGACATTTTCACACCAAGTTGAGTTTTTTTACCAGAAAATCCTTGTCCTACGATTTGTCCTGCTCTTCCTCTCATAGAACACATCAGTACATTATTATACTCCAAGTCATATTGAAGGATACTAGCAACCTGATCACCAACATCATTTACTTCACATAAAATATAAGAATCATTA